GGCTTTGCTGGGTCAGGACTTTGTCCCAACCTGGCTTAGTGTGAACAATCGAAATGATTACTGGCTGGTTACCAGTAAGAATTGAAATGAATAAATATAAAATTATATTTATTACTAACAATGGAAAAAGAAAATTCTTGATCTAGGGCCAGTTACTTGAATGTCGTGATGGTCAAATCCCAAACTGAGAAGTTCTGATATAAATATATTTTTATTTTTCAAAATAAAAAATGGAGGTTACAGTATTCGGTGCTGGTATTTCAGGATTGTCAGCAGCTCATCATCTTATGGAGAGAGGATACAATGTTACAGTTTATGAAGCAACTGATAAATCTGGAGGATTAGCGCGAAGTGACCGCTCATCTCTAAATGAGATGAGCGGTGTTCCATCTGAATATTCATGGAGAGGGTTTGGTCCATGGTATCATAATACATTTGAATTAATGAAGAAAATACCATCACAAAGAGGTGGAAATATATTTGATGATGAATTATCAAATGATATGCAATTTTTTATTGCGTCTGACGTAGCAAAGCCATCTCAAAATCCTCAAAATTTCGCAAATAAATTATCAAAGAAAGATTTAATTAAATTTGGTTGGGACGTAACGAAAACATATATTACATCCGGTAATGATTCCTCAAATAAATATAAACAACGATTATCGGGAGACCACTACAGGAAAATTCTATCAAAAGATGGAGCTAAAATTGTAAATCAATCTTTGGGTCCATGGACTGGTTCTGACTCTGAACGGGCTTCTACATACCTTGTTTCGAATTTTATTGTCCGAACAATGTTTCCTGGTCCAAATGCGTTAAACGGACCAGTTGGTTGGGCTGTATTAAAGGGTCCGTCAAATGAATTGTGGTTTGATCCATGGGTCAAGCATCTTGAAGATAACGGAGTTGTATTCAATTTTAATTCGAAATTGGTGAGATTAATACATTCCACAGTGCCTGATGTAAACAGCGGCACTGTTCAAATGACAGGAGTAATTATAAATCAAAATTGTTCTGAGTACAATATTCAATGTGATAAAATTGTACTTGCCGTCAACCCGTATTCAACATTAAAAATACTACAAAAAACGCCAAAATTAATGTATATGTCAACAAATCTTCAAAATTTTGAGGGATTAACCAGTGATACCCCACACGTTCAAATATCATTTCGACTCATATTTTCAGATGAAATCCAATTTGGTAAAATACATGAAACGGCAATTGTATTTAATGATTCTGAATTTGACATTACTTTATTTTCACAGGATGCAATATTTCATGATGATATTTCTCTTGGTACCACTTCTCGGGGTGATGTTAAAACATTATGGAGTGGAACCGCTACAATTGATTCAATTCCTGGAAGATTATATAATCTTCCGATGAATCAACTAACAAAAGATCAATTTATAGAAGAAGTTCTTGAACAAATATTCAGATGCGACGAATTTGATAATATGATCAAGAAATATAATAACGGACAAGGGCTTCAAGACTTTAACACACCTGATATTGAAGTATGGAATTCATGGGAATTCCCGAATGAGGATTCAAGTGATAAAGTCAGGGACTCATCTCAGCCTAAATGGGTTAATAATACAGAAAATTTTAAATACCTACCCAATACCATATCAGATAATATTAACGGATTATATTTAGCCGGTGCTCATACAAAAACAAATGCTAATATTTATAGTATGGAAGCAGCCGTTGAAAGTGGGAAACGAGCTGCTGACTTAATTTCGGACCAAGACACTGTAATACCTCAACACACTCCATTTGCGCTTTCTCAAAAGAATAGTTCTTACACATGGTGGATTATTGTGATTTTGTTGATTGTGATTTTAGTTGTAATTATTTATTTTTCCGTTCGAAAGTGGAGATGACATCTTCGATTGTAAATTTTATAAAATATAAAATTTTTGGGTTTGTTATTGGAGCTAGTCAGATTTTTCCTCATCTTCAGCGTCTTTCGATTCGGAATCCATAGAATCACACTCTTCGGTCGAGTCTTCGCATTCTTCAACAAAACAACTTTCAACAGCAGTGTAATATGCTTGTGCAGAATGATATCCCATGGAACCAATTCCATATCCAAAATACATAAGCATACTATTATTCATTGCATTAACAATTTTGTTAAACATACCAACATTTGATCGAGGTGTTTCTTCGCAATTATGAACTAGCATAAAACCCTTAACATGTTTATACTTGCGGGAGCAAGGTCTAATTGGAAATGGATCATTAGCGTTAACAACCCGAATCGATTCTCCAACAACATCATTAAATAAAGCCGCGAATTTCTTGCAACCAACCTTTGTAGCACCAAATGTAACACAGGAAATGTCCTTATATTGACCGCATGCACTAATACCAAGTGATGGAGCACAAATAGTAGCGAGAGAACCTCCAAGACTATGACCAGTACATATAATGCGAGTAATGTCCGGATGATCACGAATGTATTTCTTAATATCTTGCTGGAGTGACTCATATTGACACATGAACCCCCAATGAACGGTGGGACCACGGGACGACGTGAATGTCGATAAGAAAGTCGGTTTGGGAACATATGCTCCAACAATACTATTCACAGTACTATTCATCGAAGTCAGTGTTCGTTCAGTCTTGTTTTTAAGCTCGGCAGCTCCTGCCTTTACAGTTTGAACTGTATTTTCTTTGAGATCAGTTCCAACTGCTTTCAAAGTTTCACCAACAGCCTTGACATCCTTGAACGCCTGGTCCGTCTTTACAATGGCTGCTTCCCTAGCAGCCTTGAGATTCTCATGAGTTTTATCTTTGGCTGCCAATGCCATTTCTCCTGATTTAACAACTAGTTTGACAGGGGCAGATGTAATATCACCGAGAGTCACATTCGACGTCTTGTTTTTGAGATTCTCAGCGGATGCTAGAATGTTTTTCCCTGTGTTCTTGGTAGGCATCATAGACTTGACTTTGTTTTTAAGAGTTGTCATTCTTCCAGGGGACGATTCATCCTCCTTAGATTCAGAATCCTCAAGATCAACTTCATCTAAGGATGTTTCATCTTTCGATTCATCAGAATCATTCGAGTCGTCTTCCGAGTTTAAAACTACATCAGTCATTACTGAAGCAAGTACAATGTCTCCTTCAGATTTAGTTTTAGGGGTATATCCCTGGGTTGCAAACGGAATACGAATAGTAGTAAAGTCCGCAATAACATCTTGCACAGATTCAGTACCACGAAAGCAAACAACAATGGCTTTGCCAGAATTTTGTCCATCTGAGTTTTCAGTTTGGCTTAAATCCATAACTCCAATGTATGCCTGTGCATCTGTATCCTCATCGGAAAGTTCTACTAAATCCTCAACACCGTCAACAAAATTTTCATGAAGATTATCTTCATACGAAAGTCTTGAAAAATTACACAATTTGAGAATGTTTTCACTATTCATTTATTAATAAAAATAATAATATTTTTATTTAAGTGTTATTTTTCGCTCTGTTCACCAATGATTCCCATTGGAACAAAGTCATATAAAATAATTATTTTATATTGATTATTTTTCAATAAATTTACGAGCGGCCGGAAGAGACAGCTCTGTAAGAAACAGGGCGTCCGGAAGAGACAGCCATTTTAGGTGCGGCCTTCTTGTTCTTGGATCCCTTGGGGCGTCCCACCTTTCCCGCGGGCTTCTTAACGGCATTTTTAGAGGAATTCTTGTTCTTGGATCCCTTGGGGCGTCCTACCTTTCCCGTGGGTTTCTTAACGGCATTTTCAGAGGAATTCTTGTTCTTGGATCCCTTGGGGCGTCCTGCCTTTCCCGCGGGCTTCTTGGCGGCCTTGGCCTTGGAAGCCTTCACGGCAACGGTCTTTTTCGCGCGCGCCTTTTTGACGTCGACTAGAGCCTTGGCAACAGCCTTTTTGCTAAGATCATGGGCCTTTCGGAAATCAACAGCAGACTTTTTGACCTCGCGTTCAGCACATGCATGGGCCTTATCGGCACTCTTCATACATTTAACAACAAGAGACACCTGAGTCTTACGCTTGGGAGAAGGGTTAAGGAGTCCTTCCTTTTTGACAAGACCGGCAACCTTGACGGCGGCAGCACGAGACTTTTTGGCGTCGGCAAGGGCAGTGGCGGAACATACATGAGCGGCCTTGGCGTGCTTAGCAGCACTGCGGACGAGGGCGTCAACACGTTTGACAGGTTGGGCTTTAGTCGATTTAACTTTAACGGATTTAGATTTAACAGAAACCATTTTTTTATTATATATTAATAAAAAATTAATTTAATTTAAAAAAATTGTTTTTTACAACTTGGAGTATAAATAAAAAACATCAAAACTATGAAATAATATTAAATTATATTTTTATAAATATTTATAAAAATGTTACTTAAGACCCAAAATCAAGTTAATGTAATTTATAATTATTTATACCGGTGTAAATTAAACGGACCTCAGAAAAAATGTTTTGAAAATACAACAAATTCAGATTTACTTCAAGTTTCTAAATATTATAATAAAACTGATAGTCGAAGTACCAGTATTAAACGAAAAATTAAAAGAGAGAAATGGCAACTTATTGTCAAGAAAAATTGTAAATTTTCTGAAAGAGCAATGAAAATTATTACAGAAAATGGTGGTAAATATACTATTATTAAAATCAAAGATCTTCCAAAATATAGCAATAGAAATGTTACTCGATATAAGCGAACTTATCCAGTTGTGATAAGAAATATGCAATATATTTCAACTGTTGATTTTTCGAATAAAACAATAACTGATGGATGGACTAATTTAGAAAAATATTACCCTAAGAAAATTATTGGGGTTATTGATCCTCCCCCAGTAGTTATCCCACATCGACAACGTAATCCGGTTAAAAAACAACCCCAGAAACTCATCCCGACCCGTTCTCTACATGATCATCAACAATTAATCAAAAATATGAAATTTGATCATAATACAAAACCTGTAATCAATATATTAACACACACAATTCACGATTGTTTATTTATTGAATCTAAAACGTGTGGTCCTATTGAAAACGGAAAAAGAACACCAAGAACACCTGAAATTCTTTCTCAAATATACAACCGTGAATTTAGAAATGGATCCTTTATATCAAAGGGTGCATATGGATCAGTTTTCAATGTTGAAAAAATACAACACACAAAACGGGTGCCTAATATTCATAATAAAGATTGGGTAGTAAAGAAATTATCATTAACATCAGTAAATTCCTTGCAAAGTGTTAAAGAAATTGAAATGTATGAAATTGCTTCAAGATTAGGATTTGGACCAGAATATTATGGATGGGGTATATGTGCTAAATTTTTGTATATTTTTATGGAGAAAATGTACTCGTCATATAATTTTAATAATAATAGTGTTATAGATACCCCACAAAATGTTAATAAACTTATGAATTTAATTGATCAAATTACAACAGCAGGTTATTATTCTGATGATTTTCATGCTAATAATATTATGTACAATAAATCAGGTCAACTTAAATTAATTGATCCGTCGTTAAAATTAATTGCAAACACAATGTCATGTTTGAATAGTAAATTCAAAATTCCACCTCCAAAAACATTAACATCTCAAAATATAAAATACGTTGGTATGTTTTTTATGTTACGTAGAATATCTTGTAAAAAAGGTGGTATAGACCTTGATAGGGTACCAAATTTAAAAAGAAAAATTATAAAGAAAATGTCAAATCATATTATTTTAGTTAAACCAGGGTTATTTTATCCCAAACTTAAAAGGCAATACAAAATATTTAATATTAATGATTTATGTCATGGGCTATACCGCCATCGAAATAGTTAATCATAATAAATAATATTAATTTAGAACAATATAAATTAAATAAAATGCACCTAAGGCAGAGTATACAAAATGGATCGAGGTCATTATTACAAATGGGTGAAAGACATCCTGTAGATGAAGATGATGATAGTACAGTTACACTCATTTTAATTGTGGTGGTATTCATCTATTTTTGTTGTATTATAGTTTCGTGCCGTCTTGACAATGTTGATGAAAACGTTGCTGTTCGACCTGTAGCACCACAAATAATACAAATAACCGTTAATCCGTTAACGACAAATGTTAATTTTTATCCCCAAAATATAAAAATTGAAAATATTGATCAATCAAACAAAAACAGTCATCAAATGACTCAAGATCGAATCAAAGATTCGTAGAGAAAATGATATTTCTTAATTATAATGGATTATAATTATATGATTCAATCAATCTTTCAAAAAATGCTAATTTACAACACAAATCCGAGACGAATTGCAATTTCGTTTTTAGTATTTGCTGTAACAATAACAACATGTATGAACACTAATGGAAATTTTGTTCAAGAATCGTACTCTAATAATTCATCAGAACTTGATAGAACTTACTTTGCAGGAGGTCGTCCGATTTATTCTCATTTGGATTTTAACAAACTATTTCGTTCAACCATGGTAAATGGGATTACCAATCTCAACGAATCAAAGTCAAACGTCCAAATGATTAATCTAACTGGAAAATATTATGTTAATGTAGGTGTTTTTTGTCATACACCGATCGGAACTCAAAAAGAGCTTTGTTTTGACATCAGAAACCAACAGGTCCGTGGTAGCGTGTGAATCATCCAAAAATATTTTCCTCATATAAATGAATATGAAGAATATCATCAGGTGATTTATGTGTTTGATAAACGTTTGCCATACTATCACCTGGAGAAATCATACAACCATTAACAAGACTATAAATTGTTTTTGACGCGTTATTTAATGAATTTTTTGAATAAATCAAATGCTTTGTTCGAATCAGCCATAAAAATTGACCAAATAAATTATTCTTTGAAACAATAAATTTATTTTTTGTAGGTTTAGGAATATTACCATGAGTAATAATTTTAACTAGCACCCTATTTGGGTATTTTAATATCATTTCTTGTGTTTGATTTCGTTTCTTTCTTGCCAATGCGATTTGTTTAATATGAGAGCTGTAATTGTTCGCTCCAATGTCGGGATTGGAGCTTTGCTCCAACCTGGCTTCGCTTGGGTCAAAGCTTTGCTCCAACCTGGCTTCGCTTGGGTCAGATGTGGGAACTACCGAATAAGCAAATGATGGATTTTTTCCAAATAAATTATTAAGATCTTCAACAAAATGATCACATGCTGCACTTGTTTTGTACTTCATATGTATCATATTATCCTGAAGACTAGTATATAATTTTGACGCCGAATCACTTGTTTTTTCAATATTCATTTGTCAGATTTATTTATCAAAATAAATTTTCAATTTGTCAATAAAAATAAATCAAGGATTTATTTTATTATAACCAATAAATGCCTTACCGTAAAATATCAAATCTTGGTCCTAGACCTCTGACAACAAGATCGTCTGCACAAGAAATACAAAATTATAATGAGGTTGTTCAACCAAATGTACCAGGGAGTGCGGATCTCAACCAAGATCCATGGGAATTATGTATTAGTCAAGATCCTGATGCAAAATACACTAATATTTTAAGTGACAGCCATGGCCAAAATTCAAAGAACTGTCAGATTTTTATGGCTGAAGATTGCGCGAATGATTGGAGTGATAATTGTGATTTTGTGTACCAAAATGCATCTGCCACAACGTACCCTAATCAGGCATCGCGCAGTGGTAGTACTCTAGATATAAACCTTACCGCTGGAGAAAAGCTTTTGCAAAATTCCGCTGAACGCGCATATTGTACGTTTGACAGTAGATGTACTGCAGTGCAATACCCATTCGATCCCAATAACCCAAACTCGCCAATGTTGACTGATTATAGAGCACCCGACGGAAGTGACTATCAATGTCAAAAGGTTTGCACTGTTGATCCAAGTAAAATGAAGAATGACCGATTGATGGATCGAATGGTTCAAAATCCGCGAGCGTGTGCTTCCACGTTAACAAATATTTTTGAAACTACCAAACGTCAAGGTGTTTCTTTAAAGGGTACTAAATTACACCGTATGTCGGTTCAATACCATAAAGCAAAATAGTTAACTCTTATCGCAAAGCGGTTCTCGAAGACAACCGTTTTTATTTAATAAATAAAAACCAACAATCTTAAAATGACATGTTATCCCATAGTTTTTCACCATAATTCCTGTGATGTTTTCTAGTGTATTTAAACTTTCTAAATCCGTCACTATCGGGCATACCTTCATATGCGCTGATTATAAAATTAATTTGTTTGTAAACCATGACAAATTTTCGAAACTTATTTTTTCTGTATTCGGCTACCTTTTGATAATACCTTTCATTGTAAAAAAATACATTAGCACAATGCATTTTTGTTCCCTTGGGTAATTCCATTGGGAATACATTATATCTTTGTCCTAACTCGAGTAGATCAGTTCGGTTATATTTTTCAGCCCATGCCATGTGTATTTCTGTTGGTAAATACTTTGCTATTTCAGGTATCAAATCACGATGTTCAAAACACCATTCCATTACGGTAATATTCCCGTATTTGAATGAAGACCTGATTGTGTAATTGAAGTTAGTTGTATTTATATACAAACTTTCTTCATGAATCCCATTGGGGTATTGTGATAAAAAATCTCCAAACAATTTAATCAAAATGTTTTCTGAAAACATTAATTCAAGAATATCGGCCCTATTACAATGAATTGAATAATGAATACTACTGAGATTAAATAATTCTAAACCGTACAACCCAAATAAAGTTTTAATAAACTTGATATCCCCATGTCGAATAATTTTGGCAAACTCGTTTTGAGTAGGGGCTGTATTGAAACTCAAAAATAAGTTAAAATACCCACATTTAATCACCTTTTCATTAAAAAAACTATTTGGATTTATAAAACCGTGTCTCCGTCCCCAATTAAATAACTCGATAAGTTTCGATTCTCTGTAATTAAATAATGTCAGATCACCTTGTTCGAGCGACCTTGATGGAAATCCTCCTGGACATTGATTGTCTCCCACAGGAATATTTTTTTGAATTAAACTGTAAAACATTTCAGGTACCGCACAATGCATTTTACAATAGTTCGATCTGTGACTAATAAATCTCATATATTTGAATGAGTCATTTTGAGGATGCAAATTATAAAGTGTTTCAAAATTATATTTATGAAGAGAATCATAATTAACTTCATTAATCACTGTATCTCCTGAACGTTTTTTTATGGTATACCTACTAGAATGATTCTGAATTTTTGATATTGGGTACCAATCAAGTAATTTAATATAACAAAATTCGATCGCCATTGAAATCATAATATCATTGGTATTATTCCAGAATTGTGAGAGACCTTCTTTTGAATTATAATGAACATTATTGAGATTAATTACTCTATGATTTATATTATCCAAACATGCGTGTAACATTTCTTTGAAACTTATTGGGGCATCCTGGATGTGTTTTTCAATAACATCATAATGATGCTTAATGGAGACATAAAATTTTTCTATGTTCATTTATTAATTGTGATTTAATAAACTGAATTTTTCATTTTGAAAAATGAAAAATTAGACACGATGACATCACTTCTTATACAAGCTTGTATAAATGGAACTTTCAATGATATTAAACCATTGATCGTAAATCAGCTACAAAATTCCCAATGGGAATCTACACATCTCCCAATGAAAGATGAACTCCACTTTCCAAATAATTTACGCGTTATTGACAGACCTCGGTCCGCATTTTGTACAGGTGGATCCAGGTTAACTCTCCGCGGTCCCGAACAGCTTGGACATATTGATTCTGATGGTAATACGGCCCTTATAGTATTATGTCTAAAGGAAAATCATTTACTTTCGTATGAAGAAACAAACAAGCTTTGTCTACTATTGGTTTTATCTGGAAATACCAAACCATATCACAAAAATAAAAATAATGACACTGCTCTAATAATTTCTCTTGAAAGCGATTTGTTACACGTTGCAATGGCAATAATCAAGTCCGGACAATGCAACCCTACAGTTATTAATAACGGCGGTGCATGTGCTTTAGACATTGCAATATCAAAAGCAGGAACAGATGACACTCTAGAAATCGAAGAAATAATCATTGAATTATTACAAACATCGGGAGTAGATCCAGGTAGAATTTGTCCAGTCACCGGAAATACACCATTACTTAATGCGATTTCTCAAAGACTAGAGACAGTAGCATTATTAATGTTACAAACAAGACGAGCTCTCCCAGGTCATCAAAACAATGATGGCGATACTGCATTGATATTAGCATGTTCAATGGAATTTTCTAGTGTAGTATATGCATTAATTGTTACAGGAGATTCAGTTCCTGATGCGATTGATAGTGAAGGAGATACAGCGCTGATGATTGCAATTACGCATTACCTTGAAAAAAGTTCATTGGACTTGATACGATCAGGGCGTTGTTCAGTTGCTTTAGAAAATTATGATCTTAGTACAGCTCTTGAATTGGCAATTGCCAATGGAATGGAAACGGTTGCTACTGAACTTATTCAGACGGGGTGTAGTAATCCAGAACATGTAAATTTTGATGAACAAACTGCATTAGATATTGCCATTGATGAACAAATGGAATCCGTTGTGAGTTTATTAATAATTGAACAAATGTCATATCATTAACAGTAGTGATATTTATCAAGTTATAAATGATTTATCAAAAATCATTTAATTTTAATTTTCATGCAATATCAAACCATTAAATATATTTTACAATGTAAGTCATTGCGACTCTGTTGAAGTCTGTGATTTATTGTCCCATAAAACTGTCTTCTCCGGAAATAAATTGATCGACAATAATCTTCAAAACGTGGCCATGGCACTGTTCCGGAGCACACCAACAACCTAAATTTTTTCCAATTAATTCACTAATATCCAATTCACCCGATTCCAACTTACAATGAATATATTCTTCATATAATCGAACACATTCGTCTCGACCATGTTTCTTTACAGAAAATGGATTCTTCCATTTACTTCCAATCGCGCCTTTAACATAATGTATATTTCGACCAATATAAATGTTATTTGGGTTTTCGAGCCATTCTAATAACGTATTTTGTCGATTTTGAGATTCATCAAATGATCCCGGGAGACGGTAATCATCTCCAACTCGTAACATACCAACTTTAATATTTACTACAGATCCTGACATCTTGGTAGATAATTGAAAACATAATATGTTTTTCAATTTTGTTTTTATGTAAACTTAAAAATGAAAATGAAAAATACCAAAATAATAATACAAAATAAATAATGGAATTAAATTATGATGAAATTTTCAATTTAATTGAAGGTATGGAACCAGATAAATTTCCATGTACAGAAGAACAAAATCAACTTGTTTCTCCAATTAATACACAAGCTCATTCTGATGAACAAGTTCCTAAAGAAATATTGTCTGACATTGAACCAGAATCTAAAAGAAAAATAATTTCGCCAGACAATAAAGAAAAATTTTCTATAGAACGAGTTACAACGTATAAGAATGAAACCGCTGTGGAACAACGACAAAAAAAATATACTATTAATGATACTTTCGAGGCCATTTCAACTCCGTTATGTTTAGGTGGTATTATGCCAAGATTGAATATCGCTGATAATGATTCGTATTCACCAATAACAAATACGGAACAACAAGACTCTTTCAGTGAATCTAAGTTGAATTCTCAATGTAAACATGTTACAATTATTGAAGAACAAGGTATTTTATTATGTCAAGATTGCGGAGAAACAGTTGATGACTCTATCGAAGAACGTTCAGAAAAGCCTGTTAGATATGTTGAAGACGCAACTCGTTGTCGCCAAGTAAGAAAACCATCTAAAAATTCAATTCATAAGGATGTAAAAAAATACGGGGTATTTCCTGGTAATATTGTTGACATTGCTGATGGAATTTATGAGAAGGTTATTACATCGTCAAATAGTTCAACCCCTAAATTATTTAGGGGTAATGCTAGAAAATCTATTATTCTAGCGGCGATTCATTTTGCCTATATGATTAAAGAAAAACGGCAGTACCCAACAGATGAACTTAGTAAAATTTTTGGAATCAGTCAAAATGTAGCTTTGAAGGGTATTAATTCTGTTTGTTTAGCTGTTGAAGAGGTTAGAATGTTAAATATTACAATTGAAGATCTAATCAGAGAGTTATTACATAAACTTCATGCTTTTCGGGCAGATGGTGAAGCAGCTTGTGCTATATACACAAAAATTAAACATAGAAATAAAAAATTAAACAAATCCAGAATCCATTCGGTTGCTTCAGGTATTGTTTGGTATTACATTTCGAATACCAGATCACATATTACACTTGAATATTTTGCGGAACAAGCTGATTTGTCTATTGCAACAATTACCCGTATTTCGTCTATTGTTTCTATGGAAGTACAATCAGCTGATTCCGAAACAGTTTTATGAAACAGAACCGAAAATGAATAAATTCATTATATAATACTATTTATATAATTTACAATATGCATATTACAGTAACCGAAACCAGTAGTGTTATCACCATCTGCGGTGACCATCATTTTAGTCAAATCCAAAATCAAGTAAAAATTGCAGCTTTTGACGTTGATAATACAATTATCAAACCAAAATCCGGGAAAATGTTTGCCCAATCTGTAACTGATTGGGAGTTTTTATATGAAAATGTGCCTGAAAAATTACAACGTCTTCATTTCAACGGATTTAAAGTAATTTTTATTTCAAACCAAAAGGGAATTAGCAAAAATAAGGTCGATCCCAGGGAATACATTGCGAAAATGACAAACATTATTGAAATCTTAAATATTCCCATTACCGTTTATGCGGCAAAACTCAATGATCATAATAGGAAGCCATCCATCGGTATTTGGAATTCAATTATAATGGCAAAAATTCAGTCAGAATACAATCTAACTCTGTTAATTCCTGAAAGAGAATCGGCGGAACAAATCCCGAATCAATGTAATATCAAAGGATTTTATTGTGGAGATGCAGCGGGACGAGACCTGGATTTTAGTGATTCTGATTTAATGTTTGCCAACAATGTAAACATTACATATCCATTATCAAACATTATATTTTATACACCAGAACAATTTTTCGAATCAGACTTGCAAGAACTATCACAAAACAATGAAACTCAAAATTGTTTGAATAATTCTGATGAACAAGATCCTGAAAGACAGAGAGTTTCTGCTCAGTTACAATATGACTTCATTAGAGATCACGAAAACTTATTATTTAGGTTTGAACAGACTCGAAAATCGAGTGAACCATACAGAGATGAAATTACTCAAATTGCAATTGGAGGGTCAACTCGTTCGCATTATCTCAAACGCGAACATGACCCGGCCAATTCAACGCAAAATGTGTCACCTGAAGGAAGAAATGATTTACCTTGTCCAGAACAGCATCAAGAACTAATTATTAATGTTGGTTATCCTGGATCAGGCAAATCAACATTTACAGAAAATTTTATTTCACAAGCAACAGTTAACATCGCGACAGCTGTCAGAACTCCGTTGGAGTTGAGCACTGACGTTGTCAGCGTTGCTAGTCGTTATCACTATATTAACCAAGATAAACTGAAAACACTTAAAAAATGTTTAAAAGAAACAGAAAAACTTATTAAGCTTGGTAAATCAGTCATTATTGACAATACTAACTGCAGTACATCTGTTAGACGATTATATATTGACATTTCATATAAATATGGTATTCCAATCAGGTGTTTTAATTTTATTTCTTCGTTTAATAAGTCTTATCATAACATGTTGTATAGAAATTATAGAAGCTCACATTGTTTCAATGATTCTCATATTAGATCCGAAATACAGTTTAGTAGAATTCCAATTATTGCGTATTATAAATATAGGAAACACTTTCAAATTCCTCAATTAAATGAAGGACTTACAAGTATTTATAACATTAAAGATATAAAGTCATCTGATATGCCTTGTGATTACAATATGATTTTTGAATAATAAACCTACATAAAATCTATCAAAGAAGGGTATATATTCAGGTTTATACCACACCATTTAACAACTTCAATTCGATTGTTTTTACTCGCAATATTCATTCCATCACTTGTTGGTAAAATCGGCCCTCTTGTAACCCTACTTATTTTTGGTTGAGGATAAATACCAGAATAACTCCTCGAATCACCATTATCATCAGATTTACTTCTAAAACCTTGATAAAATAATAATTTTATCTTATTTAACAAGCTAATATATCCTTTTAATTTAAAGAACGCACCCCATTTAATAATATTCAAATGACCATTTTTAGCTGCCAGATCCATTCCTAAATGATTTGGTACTATATATGTTTTATTTTCACAGTAAGTTTGTATTTGTGTTGAAACCCCCCATTTCAAAATATGAAGATGACCATTTCCAGCTGCATTATTCATACCAATAACATTTGGTATAATAGGTTTTGAAATTATTTCCTTTTCAATATCTAAGTAACATTGATGGTATATACCCCATTTTAAAACATGAATGTGACCATTTGTACATGCCATATTCATTCCTGAAATAGAAGGTATTATTGGTCCTCCGCCTTGAATACCCATAGCAACACTAGACAAGGAGTCATCATTATAGTTATCATGCTTCCATTTAACAGATTTTGGACTTTGTTCTTGTGATGACAACTCATTCATAACAACATTGGATGGAAAAATTCTTTTAATTTTTCCGAGAATTGATTTTATTGACGCGTTACTTAATGAGCTTGATTTTTTGATAGAAGAAAGACGACCTTTTATTATATCAAAAAATGGTAAAGATCCTCCCCACTTTAGTATTCTAATAAAACCGTATTCAGCAGCCCAATTCATACCGGCTACAGTTGGTAATATTGGTTCTGTATATATAGGGACAATACCACATTCAAAATCTATCTGTAAATTTGATCCCCATAATAAAATATCAAAATTATTAAATTTACATGCCAAATCCATTCCATCTGAATTAGGAAATACGGGTCCTCCGTATTCATTTGAAATAGTCGAACACCATCTTAAAATATGTAGTTGGTTGTAATTACAAGCCATATTCATATCATTACAATCAATTATTTTTGATTTTTCATGGCATGTTTCAATAATGTTTTTAAGAGTAATCAACTGACCGTATATTATCGCAAAATATATTTTGCGTTTATTAATATCAAATAATCTGCCATATGACATTTCTTCTTCAGTTTCTGTATGTACAACACCAGGAAAATTTTGAAATCCTCTCCTAAATTTTCCTGGGCTAATATCGGAGCAAAGGTCCGATGTGTCAGTTAGTTGGTCTGATGGCTGTATATCTCTACGCATGATAAATATTTATTTATCATGATACATAAGGTATTTATGTATTATTTTCGTCATAAATCAAGTATTATCTTAACAATTTGTTAGTATTTTCTTATTAAATTTAATAAGAAAAATTAAAATGAAGGACATAAAGTAATTTTTATGTATATATAAAATGGTTTTTAGTTTTTTATTGTCAAAGATCAAAAATATTCATATGAGATCTGCAAATAAAACAAACGGTTCCTGTGGAACGGGTTTGCCCACAAACGGTTCCTGTGGAACGGGTTTGCCCACAAACGGTTCCTGTGGAACTAATCACAAAGGAAATACTCTAATACCAATTATGAATGGGCATCTCGGAGAAATATCAATGCGCGCACCTTCAAACATAAAATATAGTTATTCTAGGGGAAAACGGGTTTCCAAAAAATTTAGTCTATGGAATCTTAATAAATTTAATATAATATATTCTGAACAAAATATTATATTAAATTCAGAGTTCGATACGCCATTATTAATTGCATGTGTCAAGAAAGATACAGAGACGGCGTTAAAAATAATTAATTTAGGAAAATTACCAAAAGCACGTGAAGATGGTACTATGTGGATTTCTCGACCTTCTCATATAATATGTAATAAATATTACAATCAAAGTTTGAAGGAAAGGATGCCAAAATGTAATAAAATTACATTTGGTCCATTTACAGATGCATGTAGTAAAAAAACAGTACCATTACTATTTGATATCACGGACGCGGATAACAATTCTATAATGCGAATTACAAGCTTATATGGCGAACAATCACCATTCCAAAAACAGAAATATAGTACATTAATGATTGCATGTATTTACAAATTACCTGAAGTTGCTTTAAAAATTTTAGAAACAAAAGAATCAAATCCTTGGTTTTTGGATCATAATGATAATTCAGCTCTTATGATAGCATGTAACTATTCTTTATCAACTGTTGCATTAAAAATATTAGATATGTACTACACACCTGCTTCATTTAGAAATAATCAAATATGTTTTGATCATATCAATAATGAAGGCGATACCATATTAACTATTGCATGTAAAAATGCATTAGTAGATGTTGTCAAAAAAATAATTCAACTTTCAAGTTTAATATCAAAGTTGAATCATATTAATTTCCTAAATATGATTAATAATAATGGAAATACAGCTTTATTATTAACATGTATGTTTTACCAAAAAATAATACATAAAATACCAGTTATTCGTTCAGCTACAATGACAGAAGATGATTTTCTTGGAGGCGAAATGATACCTTGTAACTCAAAATCTTCAGTTTTTGTTACACAAATGTCGAAAACTCCGGTCGGTACAAGTCGAAAAATATCAGTTTTAAGGATACCAGACCCGTCAAGAGAATGTTTTTCTACATGTACCAGGTCTTTAATAGATTTTTCAAAATTTGATAGAATAGCAAGTCTATTAGTCCAAAATAGCGCAGATGTGCATATTTTAAACAAGAACGGAAAATCTGCTATTAAATTTGCAAAACAAAAAAATATGTCAATATTGAATCCAGTTGAATTTTAATGTTTCTCAGAATATCAAAATTAAAACTATTAACTAAATCGATCTTATAAGATCGATTCAACTCCAATTGAACAAATTCTATTACAAATTGCCGAACATTCGTGTATTGCAACCAACAATTCTTGGTCAGAAACTGTCATTATTGAGTAAAGTTCATCTTCGCTTAGTTTACTCTCAAATGAATTCGCATATTTTAATGAAGATGTTTGTATACATGAACCATTGACAATATCAACAATGTCATGTACATCTTGACTCAAGATGGGACTTTGCTCCAATGGCGGGTCCTGTATCACTTGCAAAGCGAGATCTGCCGACAGAGCTAGCGGTATTTCTTTATTTGACATTTCTAACATAAAGAAATATATTTTTAGAAAAATATATTTTAATTTGAGAATTAAATGCCTTATCATAACAATTCTCAAATACTTCCCGAGTATCAACCCAGCATGAATCCAATGAAAATATCTTCCGGACGTAGATCACAGGAATGTGCAACATTTGGACAACGTATTCGAGGAGGTGATCGCAGTGCAATGGGAGTATCCCAAGAAAATTCAAATAATGGATTGTATGCTTCATATGATGATCAAGGAATGGATGGTAACAAGTCAGCAATACAATATACTACAAGTACGTTGTTTGATGAAAACCATCTTCGATTTATAGGTTGGGATCCTGATAACCAAGCAACTTCAGCATATTTTTCTGATAGTATGGTTTCAGTAATTTCCAAACAAATTACTGAAATATTAATGGGAGTACATCCATCAGGACGACCTATTGAGGTACCAGATACAAGTATTTCTCATGTTATGAGCGAAGTATTTAATGCTCATACACCTCAAGTTGGAGATATTCATTCTCGATTTATTATTGAAGGAGGTAATGACGCTAGAAATGATATTACTACAATGATTGATAGAACAATTGAAATAATTACTTCTCAAATTAGAGATTCATATGAAATTGAAGAACAAAATAGTAAATTAAATATATGGACAACTGTCTTGGGAGATTTTAACGAACACGGTCTTCGTAGTCACCCAAAAATTAAGTTAAAGGAACGTCGACCTACATCATTCCAATTTCATATGAGGTACTAGCTTTGACTTTTGGAATTTTCATTTATATATAAATGAAAACAAGACTAGTAAACGTTAAAAGGATTTTTATTTATAACTGAACGTACTGTACACAATTTAATTTGCGGTAGGACTTGCGATGATCTAACAAATTTAGTTCCTATATGAGATGTTCCACATGACTTTGGAGATCGCGGTGACCGTATTTTTCGAATCACATTAAGAGGTTGAGGTGATTTTTTATCTAAAATCCGACCACATAACATTAAAGATGATGGAGTACTGACTTTTTCCTGGTTTTGAACTATAATTGATACTGTTTTGTATACATAAATATGTATTTCGTAATATTTAGCTAAATTTGAAATTAAAAAATTAATTTCGGGATCTCTTGAATCAGGGAGATGTATTTCAATATTATCAATCTTGGTTCGAGAGGACGATAAATACTGTCTAAGAGAATTAGAATATTGCACAACAGATATTAAAGTGTTTTCTAGTATTTTCAGATATTTAATTTTATTTCTTGTTTTATTTTTAATTTTTTGTTGTGCAAGAAATTTTTCAGAATCTTTTTGCAGGGTTTGAAACATAGTTTTATTGGGATAACGTGAGGTTCGAAACTTGGTAGTTATATTAGCAATTATTGTTTTACCGTTTGAAAATGGAATTTCTGTAAATTGAACTCTTTCATACCGTTTTTTTAAAAAACGATTCATTTTTTCAGATTCTTGATAGTTATTCCAAGTATTTTGTGATATATGGATACTTGGTATTGAAATAAATTGCACTAAATTACCTGGATTTTTTATTCCAAATTGATCATAATTATCACATGAATACACTTCTTTATTAGAAGACTTATGCAAGCAGGATTCATATCTTGTTTCGTGGTGTGTTAGTATTGAATCTTTGATTCGCGATGTTTCTGATTCGCAAGGATGATAAACATTATTAATTGTATTAACAAATTTTTGTTTGTCTACTCTCTCAAAGATTGTTGCTGTGTTCTTGTATTCATTAATAAGAACTTTTATTGAATCAGATGATCCTCCATTCATGTAAACGGGATTTCCAATAATTTTGTGATAGTACTCTTGTATGTCTAATGAAGGGTCACCCATTAGATTTATTAATATTAATTAATAATTAATATAAATTTCAGCATATAACAATTACAAGTCTATTTCTGAAACCGTTACAGTACAATTATCAATGTTTCCATAAGGATTAGAATATTGATATGAATTCCATTTACTATGTTTATAAACTTTTGTTTTTTCAAAAGTGTTTCTACGAATTTCAGCTGGTGTCAATAGATGTTTTCGTTCATTAAATACTTCCTTAATCATCATAACATCAACCATCGGCAATAACACAATAGCCTCATAATCCTTAAATTTTCCAGAATAATCAAGAATAAAATCCTCAGGGTAAAATTCGGCTAATCGAGGATCATCATGAATATCTTGAAGGCATTCAGGTAAAAGGTAACTATTACCTTTAGGTAACACACTCATTAATTGTTCGAATGGAGACAAGGGTGGATTTCTGGCGAATGGAGTCTCGGTATAATGATTCAATGATTCAGCCATATCACTTGGAAATGGACCATAATGATAATCGTAATACCATAGAAAATCAGGACTACCATATAAATAATATTGCAACACAAATCGCATACCATCAATATAATCATGACAAACCTTTGTTTTGATCAGTGTTCCTTCATCTGATTCTATGTATTTACTGTTTGCATCGCAAGTGCCTTCACTTTCTGGTGTTTCATCATAGTCAATACAAAAATAATTTTTATTATACATTGCTTTGTACAATGGGAAATTTACTTGCATTTTTTCAGGTGTTTGTCGATTATAAGGAGATCTACCACGTCCTCTTCCTCTTCCCCTACCACGTCCGCCTGCAAACCCAGAACAAGAACTTCCTTGTTTGTATCCTGTAGAATTGGAACGCTGTTTAGCTCGGATAGTACCAAATCGGTTTGGTACTCGATCACGACTAGATTTTGGGGCCAATCGAGGTTGGTTATTTGCCCTTGTCCAAGACCTGTTATTTGAGGATGCAAGATTGGGGTTGACAACCCCAATTTTGATAGATTTCGTCCACGCATTTTCTTGAAAAAGTTTTTCTGTAGGCTGGTCTTTTCTTGGCTCAGAACAACAACCAATTAAAATATCAGGATAAGGAATTATTGTATTTGCTTTCTTATCTGCCAAAGACGGTTCACATTCTCCTAAACTAGTTAAGAAAAGTTGTAAATTCTCTTTGTGAAAATGAACTTCATGATGAATTTCACTTGACCCATCTTCGTTGAGTTCAGTAGTTGTTTCAACATAAGTAATTGGTCTACGTCTATTTAAATTCATTGTGTCATAAATACTAATTGCAATATCAAGTGCAGTACCACCCATCATGGATAATGTTGGCAATAATGGAAGAAAATCATTTCCAATAATATATGCAATGCAAATAAAATCTCTTGTTGTAGTAACAATAAATTCTTCATCTTGTTTAAGATTATTTTCCACCTCTTGAGCTTGTCGTAAAATATCTGCAAAATCATCATCTTCGCTCGTATTTTGTTCTGGTTCAGTATCAGGCTCTGTTAGGCTCTGTTGGAGATGTTCGCTTGTATAATCATGAATATTTTTAACTGAAATCATCTTATTTGACAATTCACGTCGCATTTGGCCAATATTAACAAGATATGATTTTTCACGATGTAAATGATCCTCTCGAAGAATATACATGTTTTCAAGATTGGTTCCAAGACTTAACATAATCAAATCCGCATCTAATCCTTGAACAGCAAACTTTTCATCAGGAGGAAATTCGTGAGCATATTTTCGAATGTAATGAATCAATTTATGTTCACCCTCTCCTGTATTTTTCTCATTGGAAATAATAACTTCAGTATCAAACCAAGTTCTATCATTTGTAAGTTTATCTTGAATATAATGCTCAATAAATGTTGACAATCTATCTTCCATAATAGTACCAGGTGTTAAACACGTCGAATCAAATGTACAAACACTTTTACTTTCCTTTCTGGTTCTGTAGCTTAGGAAGCGGCGTTGCCGTTGTTGACTTTGTTTAGCTGATCCAGCGACAGAATCAGTGGCTAATACAATTCTGGTGGCCCCGGTTGCATTTTTTAGTAATTGAATGTATGCACAAGTATTATTGAAAAAATCCATGTTTCGTTTTTCAATCAACTCAGGAGTAATAACATTACTTTGAGGTCTAATCATAGGAATGTATTTATCCTCATAAGCACCATATTTATGGGCTTTCGCGCTTTCTTCATGAAGAAATGAATTGACATCAAAACATAAAGTTTTAATAGTGATAGGCAAACGTTTACCGGTACGGTGCGTTGTAATACAGTTAGGAAAGGTTCTCCTAACCCAAGGATAAAATAATTTGATTCCCATTGTTAATTTGTTTATTTTAATTAAGATCTAATTAATTAAAATCATTTTTTCGAATAATTTAGTGATTTTTCATTAGTGGTTACCCATGAAAAATAGCAATAATTTGGAAATGATTTTTATGTCATTCTAAGATTTGGTATGATTTTTATGTCATGACGAATTGACAAGTGACTGACAGAATTAAATGCTCGGTACAATTTTTATGTCATTCTAAGATTTGGTATGATTTTTATGTCATACCACATTTAGATTCTCGTGACATAATTAATTGCTCGGTACAATTTTTATGTCATTCTAAGATTTGGTATGATTTTTATGTCAATTATTTTTACCAAATCTCAAAATGGTATGATTTTTATGTCATGAAATTATTTTGGTATGATTTTTATACCATTTTGAAAATCCTGATGTTTATTAAAAATATTTATTTTGTTGCTAGGAATATTATTTTTATAGAAATAGAATTTGAAAAGTATAAACATCGGAAATGAGATTTCAAAATT